GCTTCTGGAGTGTGTACCGTTTCCCCGGCAACGATCCTTACCGGGGCCAAGAAAAACGTATGCTCTTCCACTGGCGCAGACTTGGCCACCACGGACTTCAACAGCAAGGCGCTGACTTTTGTCGGGGCGGCTTCGACTTCCTATGTTCAGCCTATCATGTATCACCCTGAGGCATTCCAGTTTATCACTGCTGACCTGCCGCTGATGGATGATGCACAGAAATGCGTGCGGCGCGTTCAAGATGGTCTGTCTGTTCGCGTGTGGATGGGTTCTGATATCCGCAATGACGAACTGCTGATGCGCCTGGATATCCTGTATGGTATGGCTGCTCTTCGTCCTGAATGGGCTTGCCGTATCGTGGGTGCTGCTAACTCGTAATCAATAGGGGGAGTAATCCCCCTTATTCAAGGAGAAAAAACATGGCTGATTATAACTATCTTTCTGATGGCCGTCCGGCTGGGACTATGCTCGGCAATGATGCAACCGTGGATAAAGTCGGTTTCTATGGCTCTACCCCGGTTGTAAAAACTGCCGTTGCAGCTACCGCCGTTACCGCTATCGCGACTACCACCATTTCCCAGGTTGCAACCTCTGGGAAATGGGCTTTCGCAACATCCACCGCCGCTACTGCGCTGGTGACTCGTGTACGTCAATTGCAGGTTGACGTTGAGGGCTTGATTACTCAACTCAATACGCTTGGCATTGTTTGATGGCTAGAACGTACCTCACGGTTAGCCCCTTCGGGGGCTTTCCAAGAATTTTTATTGCAACTGCTGCCTACCAGTTCCATGCCAATTATACGCATTCGTTGGCCGCTGCTATGGCTGTTCTTGCAAGCAACGACATCCCTGTCGATCTTTGCCATATTGCTGAACATTGTCACGTTGATGACGCCAGAAACGCAATGGTCAGGGAATTTATGATGTCAGAGGCTACCCACCTTGTTTTCATTGATAACGATGTAGGGTTTTCTGCTGAAAACTTGGTTAAGCTGGTCATGCACGATCCTAACGTGGATATGGTGGCTGGTGTATATCCTCTTAAGGAGAATGAAGAAGGTTACCCGGTCAGGGTGCGCGATGGCATTGACCTCATTGCAGATGAAAACGGGCTAGTTGAAGTAGATGGACTGCCTACAGGATTTTTGAGAATTTCCAGAAACTGCCTTGAAAAGATGATTGAGAAATACGGGGATAGGAAATTTTACGGCAGGGGGCAGTCAACTGATGACCTGCCTCATTACATCCTATTTGAGCGCACATTCGAGAATATGACAAGATTCTCTGGAGATTATGCTTTTTGTGAAAAGTGGAAAGCATTGGGCGGGAAGATGTATGTTGACCCAGAAATGCATTTTTCTCACTCCGGGACGCATGAATGGACTGGAACGCTTGGAGATTACTGGCGCAAGCAATATGGCGTTACTGAGTCAAGATTCAAAGAAGCGGTACAGCGAATTAAATCAGGAAGATTCGACGCAGAGACAGCCGCCTGGCTTAAAGATGGCTGGGGGAATAACTTTTCTGCATCTGTAAATACTCTGGTTTCATGCTGGCACACGGCAAAGAAAGCTAGTGTGATCTTGGAAACCGGGTCAGGGTTGTCTACCTTGGTTATGGCCTTGTCCAATCCAAACGCAAGGATCATTTCGCTTGAATCTGAATCCGCTTACATGGCGCAGACGCTAAACGCACTAGAAGAGTGTGGAATAGAAAACGTAGATATTCGACTATCAAAGCTGATTAACTACGATTCTGGTAAGTGGTACGAAGCAAAAGACCTGCCAAATGCAGACTTGGTTGTTTTGGACGGGCCTAATAGAAGTAAGGCAAACAGAAACATTGCATACGATGTTTTAAACCTAGATTCGGCAACCGTGATTATTGATGACGCGGAAGATAACGGCCTTATGGAGCAATTCAATAATTGGGCTGAGTCAAAAGGAAGAACAGTAGTTAAGCTGGGTATCAAACAAAAAACAGCAGCAATTTCACTTCCAAGAAAGGCAGCATAATGCCATACAGAATGATGCACCCTGATCACGGGTTTCATAACTGCTACACGAAAGAAGAAGTTTTACAGCATGAGCAGCACGGCTGGACTCTGGAAGAAGAAAAAAAAGAAGAAGTAAAAAATGAAGTCGCTGAAACTCAACAAAATAAACGGCAAGGAAGGCCGAAAAAGGCGGTTTAAATGGCTATTTCTACTTATGCTGAATTACAGACAGCCGTAGCAAATTGGCTCGGCAGAGATAACCTGACGAGCCGGATTGTCGAATTTATTACGCTTGGAGAGGCAAACATTAATAGATTGCTTCGCGTTAAAGACATGGAAGCAACCGCTACGGTAACTCCAAGCACATCTGTTAGATATGTCTCACTTCCTACCGGATACATGGAGCAGATCGCTTTTACAGATGATCTTGGTGATAAGTTAATCGAAACCACTCCTGAAGTGTTGGAACAACTGGCATACGGAGCGGGAACATCCCGCCCAAGGTATTACCGTGTCTCGTCAAGAATTGATTTTGATTGCGTGGCTGACACAACGTACAGTTTCACCATGCGTTACTGGAAGCGCCTAAATATCGCGTCAGATTCAACCAATTCAATTTTAACAAATCACCCCGGCATTTACTTGTATGCATCTCTTTACGCTGCGGCGCCATTCATTAAAGACGATAAGCGGATTGCAACATTCGGGCAGATTCTGGATGATGAAATTAAAGCGGCAAGCTGGCAATCATCCAGAAACAAAAAGCTTCTGGTGAACGATATTGGCGTACCGTCATCTCCTAATATTATTAGGGGTGTTTGATGATCCCGCTTTACGGTTTCGCACCAGACCTTGACGGGTCAATACCAGGGATCATTACGGATTGTTCTATGTTGATACCCACAACAAGGGGATACAAAGGCGCTCCAGGGCTCGTTTCTGCTGGCTATGACGCTTTAGCTGCGGCTTGCACTGGCGCTGCTGTCGGCATCAAGTTAGACGGAACAACTAGGGTTTTCGCTGGAACAAGAACACATCTTTACGAAACGTCAGGTTCTACTTGGACCGATGTTAGTTCTGCTACATATACTGGTGGTGTCGATAATTTTTGGCGCTTTGCGCAATTCGGAAATACGACCTATGCGGTCAATAAATCCGATGCAATGCAATCGTCAACAACTGGCGCATTTGCCGCCGTAGCGGGCGCTCCCAAAGCTGACGTGATAGAGGCTGTGGCTGGATTTCTGTTCGTTGGGGGAACGAACGAAGGGACTTATGGTGACCAATCGGATCGCTGGTGGTGTTCTGCGTATCAGGACGGAACAGATTGGACGCCGTCTACAGCAACTCAGTGCACCACTGGCAGATTAGTCGAAGTTCCAGGAGCAATCAAAGCTTGCCGTAAGCTAGGGTCGGATATCATCGTTTACAAACAGCGCGGAATGTGGCTAGGACGATACGTCGGCGGTTCTTCGGTTTGGAGCTTTATCTTAATCCCCGGTGAAATCGGTGCGGATTCTCAAGAAGCTGTTGTTGATGTTGGCGTTTATCATATCTTCATCGGCTATGAAAACATCTACCGTTTCGATGGATCACGTCCTGTTCCTATTGGTGATGAAATTAAATCGTGGTTTTTCTCGGACCTAAACCAAAAGTACAAATACCGGATTAAAGGTTCTCATGACCGGAATAACTCACTTGTATGCTTTTATTACCCAAGCGCTGCAAGTTCCGATGGCTCTATTGATTCATGCATTGTTTACAATTACCTGACAAACAAATGGGGACGGGCAAATCGTTCTATTGAAGCTTGTGTGGAAATCCTGACGGGCGCTGTTACCTACAACACCATCGGTAATTACTTCGCAACTTATGACGATATCAACACGATTAGTTATGATTCGCCATTCTTCAATGAGCAAAGCCCTGTCCCGGCTATTTTCGACACAGCACACACGGCTTACACACTGAGCGCAGAAAGCGTTAGCTGTTCGCTTACAACAGGTGATTTTGGCGACGATGCGTTTTACTCGACATTCCAGCGCATGCGGCCACGGTTTACAGATTCCCCTACTACTTGCACGATGACAAATTACTATCGTTATGTAGATGGAGATTCTCTGACCACAGGAGACACTACGACTATGTCCGACGGGAAAATTGATGTTCTCCGTTCTGCCAGGTGGCACCGCGCAAAGCTTAGTTTTACGGGAAATATTGAGATTGTAGGATATGTACCTACACTCATTCAGGATGGCGAACAATGAGCGTGAGCCAAGACCCGCGATTACCGGCTGTTGTAGAGCCGACAAAACCTAGTTTAGAAGTATTTAAATTTCAGCTTACGCTTGTACTCAGGGAATATGCTGCGCTAATTAATCTTTTGGCTGGCGGAAGGATTGCGGCAATTACCAACAAAGGCACGGCAGCGCCCACAACTGGGACATGGGAGCGTGGCGATTTTGTTAAGAACTCCGCCCCGTCTGAACTGGGGAGTGCCGGGTCTAAATATATTATCGATGGCTGGGAATGCATCGCCTCAGGCACTCCCGGAACTTGGGTGCAGTGCAGGTATTTGACAGGAAATTAATATGGCCGACTTACAACAATTCCTAGATTACTACATGCCCAAAAAGGCATGGACGGGCACTGGAATTTCAAATGCAGATCATCCGGCTTGGGCTACATTAGGGTATGACGGCGGTCTTGGTGTTCTAGATAACCGTGATTCAATGAGCCAAACTTATAGTGATCCTTGGCTTTCTCAGGCCACATCTTCAGGCGTTCCTTATTCGTGGCTCAAAGATCGAGCTTCGATGCTCAATGACTACGACCCTTCATTTTTCACGTCCGGCGGCGGAGAAGGCGAAGCCGCTATGCGTAACAATTTTTCTAAATACGGGTTAAGTTATTCTAATCTTATTCCGCAAGCTGGGAACGCTGATTTTTGGAACTCCGCAGCCGGGAAAAACTATTACGACGTTTGGGAAAATACAGGCAATCAAGTTGCGGCCTCGCAAGATAACGGAGACGACGGATTAGGTGGACTTGGCGGATTGCTCGGTGGTCTTGCGGGCATTGCGTTAGCCCCGCTCACAGGCGGGTCTAGCTTGTGGATGGGTGCGCTAGGCGGCGGCCTTGGGTCTGCCGCGACCGGAGGAAACCCATTAACCGGCGCTTTGCTTGGCGGGCTTGGCGGGTGGGGTTGGAATGCTCTGGGCGGTCTTGGCGGAATTGGCGGGTTGTCACAAGATGCAATGCTAGCCGCCCAAGCGGCGGGTTTTTCTCCGGCAGAACTTGCGGCATGGCAAGGCGCTGGAAGTGCGGGCGGAATGTCTGGTCTAGGGTTTGGCTCTGGTGTAGGGGGTAATAGTATGGGTTTGCTTGATTATCTGCCAGGCGCAGACACAATCGGTGGGTCTTGGGGTAGTTCTATTCCAGACCTTTATAGTTCGCTTGGCTCTAGTGGCGGATGGGGATCACAGATTGGAACAATCGGATCGGGTCTTGAGGGTGCGGTAGGAACTTATTCCGACCCTGGGCTTTGGGATAGCATTTCAAGCTATTTTGGCGGGTCTAATTCTTCATTGACTAATGCGGCAAAAGCAATTCTAGGCGGTGGCGGTGGCAGCGGTGGTAGCGGCTCACTGCTTGGTGCTTTGCTTGGCGGAACACTTGGCGGAATTGGCGGATCACAAGAAGCCGGTAAAATTACTACCGTTCAAGAGCCGTGGTCCGCTCAGCAGCCTTACCTAACCGATCTGTTTGCGCGCTCAAAAGAAGCCTCTTTGCAGAATACCGCTCCAGGAATGTATGAGACGAACGCCGTAAACGCATTGAACTCAGCCGCGCTCGGCCCTACCTCAAACCCGATGCTGGGGATGGATAACCCATACCTGAATAAAACCATTCAAACCGCACAGGATGACGTTACCCGCAACATGCAAAACCAGTTTAACACCGCAAATCGTCAGTCCGGTTCGTTTGGTAACTCCGGTTTGCAAGAAACCTATGCACGTGAACTTCCCAAAGCCCTTGGCAACATCGACACGTCCATGCGGATGCAGGATTACACTAACCAACAAGGTTTGTATGAGAACGCTGCGAATCGCAATCTTTCGTCTGCTCAAAACCTGTACGGAATGGGTCAGAACTACCGCTATACGCCATATAACAACCTTAACCAATATGGCAATTTGATTAGGGGTAGTTACGGTAGTTCTACTTCTCAGCCTTACTTCAACAATCCTACCGCTAGCATTCTAGGCGGTGCGTCTGCTGGATATAAACTTTTCGGGGGTTAATATGGGCATTTTGGATAATCTCGAAGACCCCGGCGTGGCATTTGGTATGGGATTGCTCGATGCGGGCGGCCCGTCAATGATGCCGGTGTCGCTTGGTCAAGCATTGGGTGCGGGGTATAAAAATGCACTTAGTTCCCGTGATCGCATGACCCGCAATCAGCTTATGCAGGCTCAAGCCGCAATGCAAAACATGCAATTGCAGGAAATGCAGCGGAAAATGAAAGAAGATGAAGCGATTAGAGCCTTGGCGCAGCGTCACATGAAACAGCCTAGTCAAGGTATTCTTGGCTATGGTACATCTCTTGGCGGACAGCAAGCCGCGCAACTCGGCCAAAGCATGACCGGGGATAATGAGTTTGACGCGGCCAATCTCGCGGCGATTAATTCCGGGCTGGAATATTCCAACAAAGGCTCACAGGTTCCAATTTCCGCGCCTTCTGAAGGTGGGCTTGATCTTAAAGGATATGTTCGAGACTTGGCCGGAATTGACCCAATGAAGGCAATCGCATTGCAACAGTCAATGTCTAAAGAGGGATATACACTCAAACCAGGAGAAACAAGATATACGGCAGACAATCGGCAAATTTCTACCAACCCAGATAAGCCGACAATTCACAACGGATATATTGTTTCTGATGGCAAAGGCGGATTTATGATTGATCCGCGTCTTTTTGCCGCCGAGCGAAATCTTCGTGCAACTGGCGCAACAAGGGTTAATGTTCCGGTAAGTCTGGGTCAAAAGGGATTCGACAATACACTAAAACTTCGCGGGGATTTTAGATCAGAGCCGATTTACAAGGCCCACCAAGAAGTTAAATCTGCATATTCACAGATTAGCACTGCGCTTAAGAAGAATTCCCCGGCTGGTGACTTGGCAGGTGCAACGAAGATCATGAAGTTGCTTGATCCTGGTTCTGTTGTTCGTGAATCTGAATTGGGTATGGCGATGGCCGCCAGTGGTGCGCTTGATCGCTTGTCGAATTATGCGGATATGACTATGCGGGGCACAAAGTTAACACCAACTCAACGCAAGGATTTTCAGAATCTTGCAGATTCTTTGTATCGTGAAAGCGCACGCCAATATAACGATAAGCGCGGAGAATATAAAGGTATCGCTCAGCGTAATGAATTAAATGTTAGTGATGTTTTGGGAGAAGAAGACAAATTAGACGACCCTTTGGGGATTAGATAATGGATATCAAAGAGATTAGAGAAAAATTTCCACAATATAATGATCTGCCAGATGATCAATTGTTGCGTGGAATTCATGGTAAATATTACTCCGATATTCCGTATGAGAAATTTGTAGGAAAATCCGTGACTCAGGGCACGAAACAGACAGAGCAATCACAGCCAATAGGCAAGATGGAAAGATTTACAAAAGGGCTTCGTGACCCTATTGATGCTGGCGCTCAGTTGTTAGAAAAAGCGTTTCCAGATGAGGCCGTAAAGAATATCAACAAATTCAATAATTGGCTTGCAGAAAATACCGGAATTGTTGGTAAGCTACCAGACGGAGGCGTAGACCAACAAGTCAGAGATGCAGAGTCGGTGTATCAAAGTAAGCGTGGAGACAAAGGATTTGATGCCTACCGGCTAGCCGGAAATATTCTAAGCCCTGCCAATCTGGCGATTGCTTCAAAAATTCCGATGGCCGCATCTACAGGCGGAAGAATGCTTGCCGGAGCTTTAGGTGGTATGGCTGGCGGCGCTATGAATCCCGTAACTAGCGGAGATTTTGCCGAAGAAAAAGCAAAGCAAATGACTATAGGCGGTGTAGCTGGCGGCGCAATCCCTATGCTGGCAGGTGGGTTTTCTCGTTTGATTAACCCTAACGCCGCAACAAACAAAAATCTCGCTTTGATTAAATCAGAGGGCGTAAATCCGACAATTGGGCAAAGCCTTGGCGGACGGTGGAATTCGTTAGAAGAAAAAATGCAGAGTATCCCGATTATGGGGGATATGATTTCCAATGCCAGGACTAAAGCATTAAATCAATACAATACTGCCGCAATTAATAGGTCATTAAAACCTATAGGCGACAAAGTAGAAGGCGCTGGTTTTGATGCCGTAAAGCAAGCCGGTGATAAATTGTCTAATGCCTATGATGACGTTCTTAGTCAGATCAAAGCCGTTAAATTCGATAATCAATTTGATTCTGATCTTTCCGCGTTGCGCGGGATGGCCAACAACCTTACACCTCCAATGAAGGCAAAATTCAACAAACTGCTTAATGATAATGTGCTAGGTAGAATGTCTGGAAATAATTCAATGCTAGGAGATGCTTACAAAAAAGTAGACAGCGAATTGGGAAATGTTGCTAGAAACTGGCAAAAATCCTCAATGGCTAGCGAGTCAGAATATGGTGATGCTGTTGCTCAATTAAAAAATCTGCTGAATACTCAGATGAAACGCAGTAATCCTAGTCTTTCGGGTAAACTCGACGCCATTGATGATGGATGGGCAAACCTAGTAAGGCTTGAGGGTGCTGCAAAATCTGGAATGAACGCGGAGGGATTGTTTACCCCGGCTCAGTTAAACATGGCTATTCGTCAGGCAGACCAAAGCACTAGGGGTAGGGCTGTATCTAGGGGGTCTGCCCTTATGCAAGACTTGGGAAGTGCGGGCCAGCAAGTATTGGGTAATAAGGTTCCAAACAGCTTTACAACTGACAGAGCATTGATAGCCGGAGGAACTTTGGGGTCGTATCTGCTTAACCCGGCAATTCCGGCCTCTCTTGTTGGTGGTGCCGGGCTTTATACTTCACCCATTCAAAAGCTTCTTAGCTCTACTGTATCCACGCGCCCACAATCTGCCAAGGTTATAGCCGATAGTGTGAGAAATTGGTCTCCCATGCTTGCGCCTGGATTCGCACAGCTTCCTATCGGCTTGTTGGATCAATAAAGCGATAACTGGAATTGATGCGGAAGTGATGACTAAACGTAACAACTGATCTTCTGTCATTAATTTATTTGATTGACTCATAAAATTAATTTATAGCACATAGCCCGCTTTTGCGGGTTTTTTTATTTCAGGGGGCGCCATGGCCGCAGACGTAGGAAGCACTTTAGCCAGTTGGAGTACAACGGAAAGCAGCAATTCGCCTGCTGGTGCAACTTCAATTAGCCAAAATCTCGACGATAATATCCGCATGATTCAGGCCGTTGTCAGGACATTGGCGGCGGCTAGCACGATTGCCAGCGCGACGACTACAGACCTGTCAACGGTAAACGAGAAGTTTATTACCGTTACTGGAACCACCACGATCACTGGACTTGGTATATTGTCTCCGGGAATTGAAAAAGTCCTAGTATTTGCTGGCGCTCTCACGTTTACGCATAATGTAACGTCTTTGATATTGCCGGGTGCTGCGAATATCACAACAGCAGCGGGGGATATTGCACACATGCTTTCACTTGGTTCTGGAAACTGGCGGTGTTTGTCATATCAACCTGCCTCTGGATATCAAGCAAAATCTGAGAAAGATGCAACTGGTGGCTACGCTGGCCTGACGTTGTTCAAAATTAACTTTAAGAACGCCGCGAACACATTCACCAGCTTCTTCACGAACGCGAACACCGCGGCGCGGACCTACACCTTCCAGGATCGTGATGGAACTATCGCGGACGACACCGATCTGGCGACCAAGCAATCGACTTCCGGCAAAGACGCCTCCGGTGGTTACGCTGGCCTGACGTTGTTCAAGATCAACTTCAAGAACGTCGCGAACACGTTCACTTCATTCTTCACGAACTCGAACACGGCGGCAAGGACTTACACCTTCCAGGATCGTGACGGAACCATTGTGGATAATACCGACTTGGCGTTAAAGGCGCCTATTGCATCACCTACATTTACAGGAACACTCACATCCCCGCCATTGATAGTTTCTGGGACTGGTTTACCCACCGGATCGAGTAGTACAGTCATTCAAAATAGTGGAACAGGGGAATCTAGATTATGGGCACTCGGTCCTGACGCATCAACTAATGGCACGCTTATTTTACTATCTGCTAGGTCAGACGGAACAAATAGCAATGGATCTATTAAGTTAGACACGTCAGGTAACTTTCTAGGAATATCTAACGTAAGTGTTCTTGGCTATGGAACAGGATCAGGCGGGACTGTCGGGCAACTTACCAGCAAATCAACAGGAGTCACATTAAGCACGCCGACCGGACAAATCACGATGAACAACGCGGCATTGTCTGCAAACACATCAGTTAGTTTTACATGGACAAATACATTAATTACCGCAAAAGATGTCGTTTTGTGGAGCCAACTCGCAGGAACAGATGGGGCATACACATTAACATTTAAACCAGCAGCAGGGTCTTGTACTGTAACGTTACGTAATGTAACGGCAGGATCGCTTTCCGAGGCGTTTGCATTCCAATTTAATATTTATCGAGGAGCATCTACGTGATTAACATAAAAACAGACTTTGGCGCAGTTGGGGATGGGGTAACTGATGATACCGTGGCAATCCAGAATGCATTAAATTATGCGAATACATCCGGTATTGGCGAGATATACGCCCCCGCTGGTGTGTATCTTACTGGTGAGATTGCTTGGCCTGGGAATAGTATCGCACTGCGCGGTGAAAGTTGCGGATATACCTATAACTCATCTGGCACACCAAGAACCACGTTTAAAGCAAAGGCCGGGTGTGGCACGGTGTTTAATCTGATCCAGACCGGACAGATTGGCGATAGAACAGCAAACTATATTTGCGATATCCAAGTTGACGGAACTTATAACGCAAATTACGGGATTAGCTGTTCTGAAGCAAATATTTTTGAGCGCGTAAAGGTAACCGGTTGTCTGATGGCTGGCATTCGATTCGGCAATGCCACAAACTCTTCCAGAATTATCAACTGTGCGCTCCTATCTAATTTCCGATGGGGTCTTGTAGTAGAGGGCGGATCTACTACTACATATTCAGTGAAGAACACCAACATTTCGCTAAATAACCTTGGCGGCGCGAATCTTGAGGCTGGCGTTGTTGTTAACTTTAGCGGATGTATCATCGAATCAAATGGAGGCCCCGGCTTAAGAATTTATCGCCCAGATTCTCATTATGGAGTAATTCGCGGTTTTTCTTTTGACGATTGCTGGTTTGAAGATAATGCCTCTGTCGCACCATACTACACAATTGTCGTTGACGCCCAAACAAGAAGCATAGCAAACGCGCCACAATGTGTAAGTTTCAGCAATTCTAGGATTAGCTCGTCTTATTCTGATAGGAAATATGCATATTTAGGATGTGTCGACCGAATTTCATTCGAAAGAAACACGCAATTTGAGACATCTACACAAACAGATGCGATTACAGCAACAAGTAATGCTCGATACATTGAGATGGTTAACCCGTTTGGGCTGACAGCGACGCAATCAAACAATGCTATTGCAAGCGGGATAAAATGCATGGCTACTGGCGACGATCACATCATGACTGTAGGAGTTTCCCCGGCCGTGTCGTTTCTAACAGGATGGACTAACTACGGCGGAACTTTCGCGCCTGCGCAATATTGGTTTGATAATGACGGGTATGTAAATATTACCGGGTCTATTAAAGGTCCGGTTGGTTCTCCGGCATTCATTCTTCCTGTGGGATTTCGACCGGCAAACATGATTGCATTTGGCACAGACTCTAATGGCGCACACGGGTTGGTATACGTATACCAAAATGGTCAAGTCGTTCCGTATATTGGGTCTAACACTATTTCACATCTTAATGGGCTAAAATTCAAACCTTAAAATCGCATTAAGGGTGAAAAATGGATTACCAGGTGTTGTTTAATATCGCAGCCTCAATAATCGGCTTAAGTATGGGTTGGTTTATGAAAATCCTCTATGATGCTCTAAGAGACTTAAGGGCTGCCGATATGGATATGTCAAAACAAGTAAACAACCTGGCGCTAGAACTTCCTACAAACTATATTAGCAAGATGGATTTCAAGGATGAGATTAGAGAGTTATCCGCTGCTATATTCAAGAAGCTGGACAAGATAGACGATAAACAGGATAGAATTGAGGAAAAACTAGACCGTAAGGCGGATAAGGATGGACAATAATGCCACGCTCACCCGTTTTGAAACATCCGACGAAGGTACAAAGGGAATATTACAAGCGGGTGGGTTCACATCCCGAACTTTGGAACTCCCTTGGAGAGACAATAGAAAAGGCCGATCCTGTATTCCACCAGGACGATATCTCTGTCAGCTACGTCACAGCCGCTTGGGGATTGTTTACGGTCTTTCTGGTGTGCCTGGCCGTGCTGGGATACTTATTCATGCGGGGAGCTTAGCCGGGGATGTAGACAAAGGCCATAAGAGCCATGTCGAAGGGTGTATCTTGCTAGGTAAGTATTTCGGCAAAATCAGTGGACAACAAGCCATTCTAGTAAGCAAACCAACGGTTAGAGAATTTCAGGAATACATGAACGGGCAATGCTTTTGGCTAGAGGTGATAGATGGGACGGCATGACGAAGATCAGAAACACGCTGAACAATGTGTTGTTTGTGGCAAGTGGTATGACCCCTATTTTGAAGGCGAGCGCGGGAAATGTAACACGTGTTACAACCGCGAAATTGCCAAGCACGACATGAAAAACGGATACGACGAGGTGAACCATGCTAGCTACGCTCCTAGCCATTCTTAGCTCTACCGGGGTTGGTTCGCTGATCGGGGCGGCTGGTGGCCTTTTAAACCGCTTTATTGATCTGAAGAACAGGGACAAAGACCTTGATCTTGTCAGAATCAATAATGCCCATCAGCTTTCCATGCGCGACAAAGACATGGAGCAATCCAGGATCGAAGCCGAGGGCAAGGTGCAGGTTTCAATCCAAGAAAAGGAATCCGCTGTCGGAGTGGCCGAATATAGCGCTTTGGCCTCGTCATATCAAACGCAGTTCACTCCGTCAGGTGTCATATGGGTAGACGCTGCCAGCAGAGTTATCAGGCCATTAGAAACTATAATTTTTACTGTTGCGAGCCTGACAATCGCTTCGTTTATCATCTACATGGCTTTTAATTCTGGCGTACAGTTTTCTGTGGAAGAATGGAAGCAATGGGTGACATACGTCATTCAATGGGTATTCTTCCAGGCCGGCCTAATTATTGGCTGGTGGTTCGTTCGTCAAACAAAGTGGGGTAAATAATAAAGAAAAACCCCGTAAACATCTTAACCTGGACGGGAGTATGCTTACGGGGTTGTGGGGGCCAAATTCAATGAATGAAATGGCTTATTTATAATAATATATACTTTAAATAGTTTGTCAACACAAACTTTGCATTGGATAAATAATGGATAACTTAGACAATCAAAAACTAGCGCAAATCCTCATGAGCATGAAAGACGAGGATTTGGCGAAAATGACCCATGCTGATTTGTACCGTATGCGAGGAATGGCAAACCCCGATCAGCAAAACAAGATCGGCCCTTATGAGCATCGAGCGTTTGCGCGAGAAGTTGTAGGAGATAACCCGCTGATGTCTCTACCTGTTGCTGCTGCAATTCCTCTGTATTCTGGCTACAAGGCTTTGGGATTTGGCCGCGCCAGGTCTCAGCCTTCTATGGATGAGATTACACAGGGGTTACTTGGGATTGGTGAAGGGTTTAAGAATAAGCTTGGATCGTTGCTTTAATCCAGTTATTAAGGATTACTTAACAATTCAAATAATCACCCGCTTTTCATCAGTCAACTGCTTCAATGTCCCTTTATGGCACCAGATAAATCCACAGAGCCAGTAAAGGGCAGTAGAAGCGAAGAAGTTAGCGATACGGTAAGTTTCGTTACCGGCCCAGGTGTGGTAGGACATATACAGCCCGTCAACGGTGATCCAGTAAAAGTATAAGGCTAGCGGCATCCACAGCCATCTTTTCATGATTACCACCCTAACGGCCCAAGGTGCTGTTATGTAGGTCATCACTCCCATAATGATCGAGATATACACATCCCAATCACTGATTTGGTAGGTAAGCGCACCAAAAAACAGATACAACATGCCGATTGAAAATGTGATGAGCTTCCAAGGTCTTAGATATTCCATTTTTCATGCCTTTCGCAGTAATATTTACCATCAATCAGCTTAACGATAACCTTTTGCTTATAGTTCTCTGGTTTACAGGCGAAGTATTCATCCTGCCGAATGTCTTTGCCTCGGTAAAATCCCACAATAAAGGCAATCACACACAGGATTGAAAGCAGGGTTTTCAAAACCGGCTAGGCTTTCCGTGAATCTCGTCATGCAGCCGAACACGCATTGCAAGCGCCTTACCCTGTGCTTCGTACTTCTCGGCAAGCAGCATTTCAATCTCTTTTGGGATGGCCTTAACGTCTGTTTCGTGCCACCAGATCATAAACTTGAGATAGGCAATTTTGATTCGTTTCATGGCTTCGCCTCGTTGTTAATGTGTTTCCAGTTTTGTTTATTCATTGTTATTGCCTTGCTTCTCTTCCTTAGTCGCCATTCTTGCCTGGCTTGAGAAACAACCTCATGTTCTTTGTCTAGTCTTGAAAATAGAAATACAATGATATTTGGAGCTTCCCTGAAATAGAACCATCTTCCACGAACAAATGACCATGCGATTTTTACAATCCACACAAGCAGCAACATCCTTAATTTGATGACTCTAATCATTTATTGCTTTGTTCCTATTCCTAATTTCATCAGCCAGATATAATGCCGAAGGTTCATCGCCGTATTGATCCGGCTCCTCGCAAATCTTCGCGCACTTTTCGCGCTCTTCTTCCTGCGCCAGCCTCCAGATTGCTTGAGCTAGTGGAAGAAACGATTCGTGCAACCCAAACTGTTCGGCGTACTCAAACCCGGTTTGTATCATTAGACGTTTTAGCATTGACGAGTCAATCATTTTTTCACCTGGTTTTAACCTCTAGTTGTTGCCTTATTCCTTCCAGCATACTCATTGATATACCTTCATCAGCGCGTTGCTGCGCAATTGCATAATTAATACGCATCTTGTCATGCAGCCTCTTTTCCGTTTCTCGCTTCTTATCATCGTAGTATTTAACCCACAATGGATCGGTTTTCCATCCTTTAATCATTATTCACCCCATCATTCCACATACACCCGTCACAATTCCATCCCCACTTAATCGCATTCCCGCCATTTTTGCGGTGTGGGCATCCTTCACTCCACACGGTTATCCACCTTGTGCCAAATTGCTTGCTGATATTGCATGATTGGATGGGAGGATGATTCTTGCATTGTGGGGCGTGGCCTGGTTGGTTTATTTCAATCATTTCATGCTATGGCCAATGGCTACAGCGGCATTAAAAATTGCTCGTCTTGTTGCTGCGTATGGGTCATTGTTGTGATCCTCAACAAACCGTAATCCACAGCTTTTGTCACAATTAAGTTGTGATTCTACTTGTTCATTGCCAAGGTACATTTGGAAAACATCCGAATATTTCTTTCCAACATCAACCATCAGCCGGAAAGCGTCACCATCAACGTCTTTCGGTAACCATAATTGGTAATTCCCTGACACAATTGGGTGAACATAATCTCCAATGTCCCATTCAAGTTCATACCCAGCCGCCTTTGCGGCAAACTCATATTCCTCACGTTCGGTCATCATTCCTCCCATGCGCCCTCTATACGATTAACTATAGTTGATTAAATTGAACAGTCACAATCAAATGTTTCTATACTATCAATAGAATTTACTTATCCAGAATGCCACCGCTAATTTCGTGCAGCTTCTTGGCCTGGTCGTGAGGGATGTTTTCTCGCCACTGGTAAACAGCCTGCAAGCTGATCTTGTGGCCGGCCTTGTTCATCTCTTTCCAGATTCGATATAGCTTACCGAAGTATTTCACTGCGTCACTCTTTTTCATAACTTACCCCATGTTCAGAAGCAAATGCTTCGATTTTTGTTACATAGTCCACCATTTCGTCAACAGATAAGCTGGTAGTGCTTATTGGCTGGTGGAACACTTTTTTGTTTGGCAGGACGATATCTTCAACCCCGATAAACTTGCCCTTAAAATACAAATGCCATTGCTCTGCGGTGTATTCGTTTCCCTGTGGCTTTACATGCTCCGAAATATTGTGAAGAAGCGTCCAATAGAAACGATTCTGCTCAGTTGTCCGAGTTTTTTTCCTTCCGCACACCGGGCAACGGTCATTTATCATTTGCTTCTTTCTCGATCCTTGCCCTGATTCGCTCGTTAATCTCTTTGTCTTCTAACACAGGGATAATCTCAAGATACATGGCGTTTATTGATTCTTCTGCCTCGTCCATGTCATTTCGAGCAATCCGCTTCATTTCCTCGATCTCTTCCTGATCACACCGATAATGAACTGCGATAGCCTTAAACTTGTTGGCGAACTCTTTGGAAACTCTAACAAGTTCGTTTTTCTCTTTGGCCTTCTCGGCTAGTTGTTTAACTAGGTCCAGGGCATCCATCCACAAGCCTTTCAATAAACTCGTTGATCTTCTCCTGGCGCTCTCTACAATCATTCAATTCACGCTCAGACAATGCCATTTCAAGCTTTAACCTGTCGATCCTTCGTTGGACTCTTAGAAACTCATCGTCTAGCAGCAGACATGCCAAGGCTTTGTAAGATAGGCTTTCCATCAGATATTCCACATTCCGCGTTTTTTATACGCTTCTGAAATTCTTTTGTTTGCTTCTTTAATTAAATCAATCTTATTTTCTGGTTTCTTTTTTCCGATCGAATACCGCATGAACTTGACAATATGGCCGTAACGGTTTTCTTGTGTGTGCCAGTAGCGGTCAATCCAGATTCCGTCTTTCTCAATCTCAGCAATCCTCTTGTGCAAGCAAACAATACCCAGTTTTTCCATTGCATCCATCGAGGTAATCGATTTGTGAGTCTTAAGGTATTTCAGCAATGCTTGTTTCTGGTTCATTTCGTACTCCCGTAATAGTTGAGTTATTTATTAAGCTTGACGCTTTTTATGTCTGTTTATTTTATCCACAATTGGCTGTGGTATTCGTTTTCAGACTATTGCATGACGCTTTTGCCGGAATTTTTAGGCTCCCTATTTATAGTTAGGTTTCATGAACGCCACCCAGTGCGTTTGCGCTTTTTTGCCGCTACGGTGGCCGTATAGCGGTTTCTCTGGCGTCAGTGCCAGCACTTCGCGCAGTGGTATTTCAGCTTCGCACCATTTGAATATCAGCGTCCCTCCGGGTTTTAGAACTCGGAAACATTCGGCAAATCCACTGCGCAGCATGTCGCGCCAATTCTCCGGCAACAATCCAAAGTCAAAGGCAATCCGGCCTGTCGCGCCAGCGCCTTTATGGAAGTGCGGAGGATCAAAAACGACATGCCAAAACGTGTTGTCTCCGAACTGCATTGCAGTAAAGTCCTGCAATACGTCCGGGGCTACCGTCTTCGGTGATCTTCCTATCGTGCCGGGTGTTCCGACATCAATAACCCGCGTGCCTTGCCGCCGGTCTGCAAAAATGGCCCTGTCGTCTGTCTTGTCGAACCAAAACATTCTGGTGCCGCAGCAGGCATCAAGTACCGGCGGGAAACCTAACCCGGTGGTCAAGTCGGACAGGCCGCCAGCGGCGCTGTTTTCGGTTTGTAGTTGTTCCACCTTCATCACTCCTTTTCAGTTTCGTGGTGCGGCCTGCCGCTTACCTTGGCGTTAGTCGTCGTCCAGTTTATCGTTTTCCAGTAGCGCAAGCCGCTCATCCACAATGTCACGAATTCTATCAACAGCCTGTCTTACGCGCTCTTTGTCGATGCCGTCGTATCGCAAAAGCTGTCGGCATTGTTCAAACAGGTCTTGGCACATTTCTCGTTCTGTCGCCATGTCTAACCCTCCATTCAAGGCGGACCTTCGCAGCCACTTAATTACACGTTAGAACTCATGTTCGTCTGCCTCTCTTCATACAGTGGGTGGCCCCGCATCCGTTGCCGGGCCACCGGCTCTATGTCGTGGGGTTTGCTGGCGGGGGCGCGGTGTCCCGAAACAACCGCGACCCCGGTAACTAACCGTATCCGCTCGGCGTCCGCTCGGGACTTTTTATCTCGGCGCTTTTGTCTGGCCTTGCATTCGGCGGTTCGGGCCGCGAGTGCTCCAGCGTCAGGCCGATAAGAAGAATTTGAAGCACAGTCTCTTGCTCCTCCCTTGAGTTCTAACCCTGCGTTCGAGCCGGACCCTCCGGCGATAAGGCCGCCTCCGGGCCGCTCAACTCCACGTTATGTGGCAACTTCGATCACCGCCTTCTCGCCGTTCACCCATGCCTCCTGAAAGTCAGGCGCGGGCGCGTCTTGCAGCTTCTTCGCTTGGGCTTCCACGTCGCTCCAGTTCATGTTATTGGCGGCCCATTCTTCCACTTCGTAGTCGTCGCTCTCAAACAGCGGCATCGTGTCCTCGGCCATCGAGCGTTCCACGTCTCCGTCGAATTCGTGCGCGTAGTGCGCGGCGCGGCTACGTGCAATCACCTCCACCGGCACGCCCCATTTGCTTCCGTCCGGCATTTCAATTGTCAGCATCTTCATTTTCATTTTCAGTTTTTCCTGCGGCTGTCGTGGGTAGCCGCATAACCCGTCATTCCAGCCGACCGCCTTCGGCGGCGGCTGAATTCATGCGTTCTACGGCATCTCCAGCATGGTCTGCTGGGGTTGCTCTGAAAAATCCAGCAGCGTGCCCTGGGCGTGCGCTCTGGCAATTCGTTCGCAAGATAGGTCGAAATATCGGCGTTCTCTCTCGATGCCGATGAACTTTCGCCCGGTCGCTGCGCAGGCTTCGCCGGTTGTTCCTCCGCCCATGAATGGGTCGCAAACCGTGTCGCCGTAGTTTGTGAAAAGGCAAACCCAGTCGCTCACCAGTGGCAGCGGCTTGCTGGTTGGGTGGCCTGTGTTCTGCACCACCGGGTGGTGCCAAACCCCGGCGCGCCCGCCGCCGTTCCATGCTGGTTTGCAGTCAGAACGGTGCATGAATGCAATCGCCTCCCAGCCCTGCCCGGGCCGGTCAGCGCTGATCTGCGGCATTGGGTTGCTCTTCACCCAGACGCCAATGCGCAGCATCCGAAGCCCTGCGGGCGGGTTCTCCTCCATGCCAAAGGCGTGGGCGTAGTCCACTGTTGCAACAAGCCAGCGCCGCGTAAGCTGTCCGCAGGCTTCCAGCGTTGCGCGCAGTTCGTCGCTGGTGAGGCTTGCAAAGTCAATGGCCTTTGTGCCGTGCCCTTTGCCTGCGTTGCTCTTCGCCATTCCGTGCGTTCTCTCGGTGTATGGTGGGTCAGTTATTACCGCATCCACCTGGCCCAGCAGCGGCAGCACCTCACGGCAGTCTCCGTGCCACAGTTCCGCGTTTCCAATCACTACTTTTTCGGTCATCTGTTTTCCTTCAATCCGTAGAACAAGCCGCGCCAGTCGGACGCTCCGCGCCGCTGCGCTCTGTGTTGGGCGGCTCATTGGCGTAGTCGCCAGCCCATGCCAAAATCCAGCCAGCTACCGCGCCGCTCATCCATGCTCCGGGCCATGCCATCACAATGCGGTAGCACAGCCACCCAAGCGCGCGCATCATGGCAGACACTCCAACCCTTTGTCGGCGATCACATCCACCGCGAGGTATTCCGTTCTCAGGCGCATGTCGTTGAGTCTGGCGCGCTGCGTGTACCAATGCCCGCTGCCGTTCATCGCCACAATTACGGTCGCCCACACCTTCCCGGTGCGCAGTACCGTCACGGCAATCTGTGCATCATGGTCGGGGCGTACCGCATTCTTCGGAACCCACCATGCGCGTTCGCCGCGTGCAAACCTTCGTTCTCCGAGTGCATCCACCATCGCGTACTCCTCGTAGAGCTTGCGCTCGTCGTCTATCTCGCTCATCACAGCCGCTCGTCGTCGTAAAGCGCCAAGGCGTGCGCAATGCTCAAACACAATTCAGTAAGTTTGTCGCTTTCGTCGGCGTCCTCGCCTTCGATGGTCTTGATAACCTCGTAGGCGTCGCGCAGTACGTCGGCCAGCAGCAGGCATTCGCCTTTCAACTGCCGTTCGTGTTCGTTGGCACGCTCAATCTCTGCCGCTGCTTCCTCGCACACGGGGCGCACAGCAAAATGCTTTGAGTGGCTACCGTTATCAACGGTGTATCCGCCGATCTTGATTTCCCGCAGTCTCTCGGAAATCGGCACTGCTTTAGCTTGTTCCATCTCTTCTCCTTTTCGTTCCCGCCGCCCAACCCGTCATTCCACGGGGCGGCTTTCAGCCGCCCGTGAATTCATGCGTTAGAGGGCAAGGCCACGCTGTGCCGTCCTTGCCTGCTGTAATGGCGCGTACTGGTCGTTGATCTCACAGCCGATCCAGTTGCGCCCCAAATTTCCGGCTACCTCGCCGGTCGTTCCGCTTCCGAAAAAGCAATCCAGCACCGTGTCGCCCGGCCTGCTTCCCGCCTTGATGCACGGCTCTACCAAGGCCGAAGGAAATGCCGCCCCATGTTCTCTGCTTCCGGTTGGCGGAACCTGCCAGACCGTATCGCTTGCCCATTCTGGAAGCGCCACCCTGTCGAAGAAATACGCGCTAGATTTCGAGAGCAGGAAGATATGCTCATGCCTGCACGGCATTCTGTCTTTCGTCGGTTCCGGCTTTCCAAAGGTCTTTTTCCATATCACCTCTTGCCGCAAAAACCATCCATCTGCTCGTAGAGCGGTAGCAACAGACCAAGGAATGCCGAACAAATCTTTCTCCTTAAGGTTGTCGCAGGTGACGGAAAGCCGGGTTACTCCGCGCTTCGTTGCTTCCGCCCACGACTCTTCCGAAAAACCGTTCATGCTTGGCTGGTGGCTGGTTTGCCTAACTCTCGTGCGGTTGTTGTAGGTGTCACCAATATTCAGCCACAGCACACCGTCATCGGCCAGCAGTTCTCGCACCAGCCCGAAAACCTCAACCATCGCCGCCACGAATTCAGCCGGTGTCGCTTCAAGCCCAATCTGGCCGGCGTGCCCATAGTCGCGCTGCCAGTAGTATGGCGGCGAGGTCACGCACATCTGCACCTTCACGCCCTGCGCTATCAGGTCGCGCATGGTGTCCCGGCAGTCTCCAAAAAACACTTTATTCATGGCGTCCTGTACCGTTACCCTCTAACCCGTCGTGCGAAGGGACGCGCCGCGATGAAGCCGCGTCGCGCCCCTCCACTCTGTCGTTAGCGGTCATCATGCGAACAACCGCTCCTGGGCCTGCGCTCTCGCTATGCGTTCGCAGGCTATGTCGAAATACTTGCGCTCCCGCTCAATCCCGGTAAAGGTCTTGCCAAGATTCACGCAAGCAACGCCAGTTGTGCCGCTGCCCATGAACGGGTCGCAAACCGTTAAAACATCGGCTGGCGCTTGGGTTATCGCCCACTCCATCACCGCCACGGGTTTTTGTGTCGGGTGTTCGCGTTCTTCTTTCTTCGCCATGTTTTCCTGCAGCATCCCGTTCCACCTCCACTTTTTCAGGCGCACCGCTTTTCTCAGGTTCGTCCAAGCCAGCTCGGCGTCGGCAAAATCGCCTGTGTTGTCCTTGTCCCACACAAGCACGCAACTCGTTGGCGGCAGGCGGTAATAGTTGCCGCCGAAAATAATCTGGTGTTTCGCCTTCGTGAGCATCAAGCTCAACACCCATTCCGGTATCGGCTCGTTGTCCCATGAGTCGTTTCCGTAGTCGGTCGCCTTCGCCAGTTGGTTGCGGCTCTTGTTCTTTCCTGCAGCCTCGCCAATCCCGTAGGGTGGGTCGGTCAAAATCAGGTCGCATTCCGGCAGCAGCGGCAGCACCTCGCGGCAGTCTCCGAGGATCAACCTGCATTCACCGATGGTCACTTCTTCAAACATAGTCACTCCGTAGTTACGTTTTGCCTGCTAACCCGGCGCTCAAGCGGGACCGTCCGCAAGCGGCCGGCCCCTTAGCTATGCGTTAGACTGCTTAACACGTGACACTGGTACTTTCCTTGGTGCCGTTCCGCCCTGCATATTCCTCCGGTTTCTGGTGCCCCGTACCGCCGGAATCTCAATGCAACTCGATCTGCCAACTCGATTTTCAGCTTCATCGTCATGCAACCAAACTAGGCTTTGTTCATTTCTGGTGCCCCATACTCTGCGTTCCACCTAGCAACCAATGCCACTCGTAAAGCAGTCTAACCCTACATTCAACCGGATGCCGCTAAAGCGGCCCCGGTTGATTACACGTTAGGCATCGTCTGAGTAATTACAACCCATCATGCGCCGCAAATTTTCCTTTAGATGTTCGGTGGCCTCGTCTATCAAAGGCCGTTCCTTACCTGTAGTTCCAGTTACTAATATTCGCTGTGTAGTGTAGTTATGCCATTTAACGGTGCCATTGTCTTGCACTTCTCTATCGTCAACCCAAACACTAAGTTCAATATCCATGACGATCCTTATAGATTCTTTGCTTTCCAGTATCCAAGAAGAGATTTAAACATTCCCCACCCCCGACCTAACTCTTCTTGGTTTACGTTTACAACATGGCATAAACCTGGCTTGCTCGTGCTGACGAAAAGAATTGCAGCTCCATTTTCCATCCTCATTACGCTAGGATAAATAACCCCCATCGAATAAGCGGCAAGCTGCATGATGTGTTCGTCGTAAATGTCCGGCAGGTTATCTTCGGTAAATTCCTTGGTCTTGAAGTCTATCACTACATTATCAGAATGCAGATCAACTTTCCCGCCATAACCTAGTGGGTTAGCGAAAGACTTTTCGGCCTTCCATTCGTGATCGCCAAAATGGCTATTTATTGCGTTCATTGCACCCTGTACGTGGGGTTGGTGCGACTTATCGTATTCGACTCCGTTAAGGGCCTTTTCAAGGCTTCCATGAATGCTTGTCCCTAGTTCCATTGCCTTCTTTGATTGCTCACGAGAATCTTTGATAACTCGTTTTGCGTATTCGTCTTCTGTTTCTCCCCCGTTTCTCGGTAGGGTTAAAGCAGAAAGAAGAATCTGCTGCTGTTTCCAGTTTTCCAAGCCAGGTGACACAGCCTGTCGAATGATCGTGGTTACGGAAGGAAGAAGACCAAGTTTCTTCGCATCACGTAAGGTTGTGTTACGTTCTTTTCCGTTCGCCCCAATGATCGAGTAAGCCGGTGTGCCGTCTGGCTTATACCAGTGACCGGATTCACTTGCGTAGTTTTCGATAAGTTTCATTTTTCTACCCTAGAATGGAATATCTGAATCCATATCGTCGAATGGATTGCCTTCTTCTTGCTGTTTTGGCGCTTTCAGGTGTTGATATTCTGGCGACTTCTCGATAATTTCCTTGATACCTTTGGACAAACCATCAAATACCTCTTGATCAAACTCGTCAAGCGAGAAGTAAACCAGTTTGTTGATTTGCGGAGGAACGTCAATTCCATTAGGCAAAGCCATGACTGCGGTTACTTTGGACTTTTGCTTATCGTTCATAGTGATTGAAATCATGCAGGGTTTTCCGAGGATGTTTTTTGCCTCGAACCCTGCCAACTCTTCTGGTGTGAAGTCACGTCCACGCCAATTAACCAAGTCTGCGCGAAGATTGGCCTTTTCACTCAAGCTAGCCGTGTAGAATCTGGAAACAACAAACGGCTGTCCGGCAAAATCCCCGCTGCTCATTTCGGTATTGGGTAGTTCCCAGCCAATAATAACCTGGCGGCGGTGAGTTGGTTTGCCCTGGTATTCGCTTGTTTGGGTGCCAATATCAATCAGCTTGATACATCTTGCGATGTGCGAACCAACGGGGGCTTGTTCAAAATCGCCGTGACCACTATCAGATAATTTCATTGTTTGATCCACTCCATAAAAATATTTTTAGAAACTTCTTCAACATCTTTTTGATTTACGCCGGTTTCGAACATCAAAGTTTTAAGCGTTTTCTCAGATACGCCATTCTCAATGATTTCTTTGAATGCATCCATCAACATGCTATAGCGTTCAGCTTGTGATTCTTGCATTGCCCGTTGAAGTGTAGACATTACCGCCCCCCGTTTCTAATAACGCGCTCGGCGTGACATTTTGATGTGTCGTAGAGCATGTCTGTTAGGATATCCCTGATATCCAGAACCTTAGTTAATTCCTGTTCGTCAGAATCAATAATAATGGCGATTTTGACAAACGCATCCATCGTGGCCTCATCGTCCCATCTGGACACGTCAAACCATTCCCTGCTGTCCCGGTATTCTTCGGCAATCCTTTCAAACTCCATTGCGTCTTGGTCGCGCATGTGTTCAAGTTTGTTTTCCAAATCGTAATTAGGTTCTTCGTGCATGATTTTATCCTTGTTTTTGAGCGGCACGAATTCTGGCAATACAGGATTCAATGGCCTGTAAAGCATATTCGCTTACATTCTCTTTACCAACGATTTTGTTTCCGTAGATATCTTTTGTATTTGGCTCAAACCAATAAATTTGATCGTTTGCCGTGGCCGCGATATGCCTCAATTGAGCAGCAACATCGCTTTCCCATACGTATGCTTGGGATTCTAATTCTGCAATTTCTTCCTCATGGCCTGTTATAACTTGCATATTAATCTCCATGTGCGTTATTGATAACTCATCTTAGTTGAATAAATTCATTCAATCAAATTGAATCTATTTATGTCTGGATAAATCTTTTTTATGAATACATCCGTTGCACATCCATCGTTGATTTTTACCGGAGTTGAACACGATGAATTCGCCATGTTCTTTGTTGTGCCATTCCTTGCACTGGCTACACCATTTTTTAGCCGGATCGTCGTATTTACGCATTCTTTACTAGCCTTGGTTTCATCACATCGTAATAATGTTCGGAACACGTCCATCCGTTCGGTGTGTTGTGTGTTGCTTCTTTCTTGCACACCTGGCAATGTTCAATCACTTTTAGATCAATTTCGGTTTCATCATCCCATCCCCAAGCTCTTAACCAAGTGGCCGGGTATGGGATAAATACCCCGCCATCCTTGCGCCATTGCTCACAGCGTTTAAGGGATTTCAGCTTATCCAGAATTTTATCCACAGGCGGCCTTATTGATTCTGTTTGCTGCCAAGCTTTGTAGGCGTCACCCTTCTTGGTCTTTCTTGGATAGCTGGTCCAGAATAGGTTAAATTCTTCCATAGAACACTCGTTTATTAAATTGAATATATAAATGGTAATTGCCTAATGCATGGGTTTTGAGTCGTACCCCCATGCAGCAAACAATTATTTCCCGGTATCCACAGTTCTTCGGTAGATGCCTAGTGACGTTAGGCCAATCGGTACCCAGCGCAATCTGATTGCACCGCGACTCATTTTATTCTACCCTTCCTGGATCACTGCCCAGCGCTGCCATGCCTAGCTAGTGAATACCTTTCCCCTGTTCGCCGGGTGCCGCGTCCTGTACGCCGAGTCACGGTCTTTGGCCGAAAAAAAACCCCGAAAATGCTTTAGTAGAGGCTCGGCCCTTGGCTTGGGCAACCATTAGTGCGCCAGATTAATCAACGCAAATAACACGCACTAATGATCACTGCAAGCCCCTACTAAATCACTTCGGGGTTTGTGCGCTGATTACATCTGTTTGCCCGGTTGCCACGCCAGACAGTTATATTTATAGCAAACCAAAGCCTATTAGTCAATCAATATTTTCAATGAAGCCATAAAATCTTTCTATTGGTAATCAGGTTGAATATCTGCAATCATTATAAAAAGTGAGGTTAAGATGGGATTGAAGGAAGATGGTTTCAGGTTTGTGTACCAAGATGGCTTGTTTGACTGGCTACATCCATCAGAGATTAGTCGATATGCAGTTGATTGCACAGACATGACAGAGGATGAGTTTGTGGAGTTTGTTAAACAAATAACAAATCTAGAGGAGAATGCGGAATGATTGAAATTTTGTTGTGGGCAGCAGCATGGTATTTAATTGGCATAGCAATTTTTCTAAGAACGTGCTGGGAGATCGCTAAAGAAATACGAGTAAAAGACGTTCTTGCGGCATTGTTTGCCGGAGTAAGCGGGCCTTTAATGGTAATGTGGTGGATTCTGTACGGAAAAAGCGACTGGATTAATAAGAGGGTATTGTGATGCACAACGCGAAATTCACCGGCCCGTAGGCCGCTTGCGGCCGAATGGTCCGCGTGGAATGACGGGTTAGCCGTGCGCCCGACGAATGCACGGCAACACGACGAGGAAACGGACATGGCGATTACGGTACAGCAAGAGCGAGTGGCGAAGGTTCTGGACAACATGAAGGCGATGGCGCTGGAAGACGACGACAACGCAGCGATGTTCGCGGAGGGACTGGAGTTATACCTCAACGAACTGAATGGCGAGGACGCCTTTGGCACAGAAGGGCAAAGTGACCCGCGCGGCGATTTCCGGGACGGCGACTGGAGCATGAACCGTGTTCAAGGTCTCGACTGCTAACGAGCAAGGTCATCAGGAGGCGCGATAGCGCCGATCTGCTGCACCGTGGGGTTGGGCCATTTAGACTAAGAGGTGATGATGACAAAAGAAGAGTATGACAAAACCGGATGGACTGGAAACATGAAGGCGGAATACAAGGGGAAAGTTTATGACATTGGTTCTGCGCATTTCCCGGAGTACCTGGTTGGTCTTGAGGATGGATCTGACGATTACATGTGGGTGCGGTGCGAAAATATAACGCTGGTGCCAAATGGAGTTTGATATGACACACCAAGAAGCAAAGAAGATTCTGGAGCAATCTGATGCGCAGATAATTATTGACGACGACGCAGGAACGGCAACAATCGACGGGGAACTCACGATTGATGAGCTTCACGCTGTATTGCAACTGCTGGAGTACAGCGCCTAACGCTGTAGTTAACTCGGCGAGCCGCGCAGCGGCGAAGTCCGGCGACTGAAAGGAGCGAAAGTTGAACGTAATGTTAGAGGCTAAACCTTGCCCTTTTTGCGGAAAGACTGTGGACTTCGATGATGAAGATACACTGTACCCAACTGGAACAGGATGGCGGGATGACAAGGTTGAAGGTTTACGAACATATCACTCGATCCGCGATGTTCCAAAAGCGCAGTGGTGTTGGGGGATGCACTGCCCAACGCAATCCGGAGGGTGCGGAGCAGAGATTCATGGGGATAGTAAGGAGGGGGCGCTGGAGAAGTGGAACCTCAGGACTTTGCGCCCCTAACGGCTGACATGAGGGGCGCCAGCGGCTTTATCGCTGGCGTCCCTCTCGATGGACGGGTTCGGCGTCCCGCCAAAGCCGACTTTTGACAAAGGAGAAATGAAATGGGTGGATGGATTGTTGGTGGTATCTCGGCGACGGTCGCGCTGGTGCTGGCGCTGATGTTTGGCATTCCCGTGTACTCGGTGTGGCAGCAGGAGTATTCCGGACGCGCAACGCTGGCGAAAGCCGAGCAGACGCGGCAGGTGATCGTGACGCAGGCGAATGCAGAGCGCGAGGCAGCCAAGGCCAGGGCCGAAGCAATTGCGATCATGGGCGAGGCTGCCCACAAATACCCGGAGTACCGGAACCAAGAGTTCATCGGGGCGTTCGCCGAAGCCCTCAAGGAAGGGAAGATCAACCAGATCATCTACGTTCCCACAGAAGCGAACATTCCGGTACTCGAAGCGGGGAAACGATGAGGACGCCGAACGCCGAAGTAAGGGGCAGGCCGCCCACCGAAGCAACGAACGGAGATAAAAACCATGAGTGATACCGAAACCAAAACAAACACGCTGGCGGCCTGTCCCCCCTTGACTGACGTGTTATGCGCCGCTGACGATGACCATGACTGGGAATACAAGCAGGACACGATTGGCGACTACGGAGTTGTAAATGGAACCTATGTTGAGCGGTGGATGGAATGCAGCATCTGCGGAGCGACAAAACCGGCGACATACGAAGATATGCCGGTTTACGACGATGACTACTAAGGAGCATAACGCCTGAATTCAGGGGCGATGCGCGGCTTTATCGCGCAGCGTCCCCTGGAATGACGGGTTAGCAGGCAAAACGTAACTACGGAGTGATGATGGCTGAGAAAGTGACAATCGGGAATTGCGAACTCTGGCACGGCGACTGCCGCGAAGTGCTGCCGCTGTTGCCTGATTTTGACTTGCTATTGACCGACCCGCCCTATGAGATCGGAACCGCATGGCACGGCGATTTTGCCGGTAAGAACGGGAAGGCCGCGATGTGGGGGGCCACACCCGAGTGGGACAAGCTTTGCGATGACGGCGTTTCTCTTGGGGTGCAGAAGGCGCAGGAGGCAGTTGTTTGGGGTGGGCATTTGTACGCGCTTCCTCAGCGCTCGCGCTGGCTTTCTTGGGACAAGTGCCAGACTTTCAGCAGCGGAGACTTTGAACTCGCATGGACGACAGGCAGCGGGGCAACGCGGGTTTTTCGGATGTCTCGGATTGACGCATACCAAAACAGCGGCGAAGGGAAAGAACACCCGACGCAGAAGCCCACGGCCTTGATGGAATGGTGCCTGAGTTTGCACCCAAAGGCGCGGACGGTTTGCGATCCATTCATGGGCAGCGGAACGACCGGCGTTGCCTGCGCCCGGATGGGTTTGCAGTTCGTCGGCATCGAACGCGAGCGCAAATACTTTGACATAGCCTGCCGCCGAATAGAGCAAGCCTACGCACAGCCCCGGCTGTTCGAGGATGCAAAAGTCGGCGCTGGCGACACGGCGGTGCAGGGCGACATGCTTTTGCCTGCCAACGCCTAGCTAACCGGCGCAGGCGGGTTTATCGCCTGCGTCCGTGTTGAGCGACGTGTTATGCCTTGGGAGATGAGATGAGCAACAAGACAGAAGAATGCCCGTACTGCGGCGCACCGAACAAACGCAAGTGTTTTTGCAAACGGAGGGCGAAATGACATTTGATGAATGGTGGATGGAGATGAAGCCGGCAGAGTGCGACGAAGTGAAAGACTGGTTCGAGGAGTGCTGGCACAAAAGCAACATTGAGGCGATGCGTGATGTTTTCCCGGCTGCGCACCGGCTGGCGCTTGAACTGGAATGCCTGCTGCTGTCTTGCACAGACACGGTAGCGACGGCGAAGTGGTGGGAATCGGCGCATGAGGCACTGGAGCAGTGGCGCGAATTCTGCCGCGAGGATGCCGAAAAAGTCGGCGCTGGGGAGACGGAGAAGACTGATGGGCATAACTATAAATAGGGAGCCTAAAAATTCCGGCAAAAGCGTCATGTACTAGCTGTAAAGCCAACACCACAGCCAATTGTGGATAAAATAAACAGACATAAAAAGCGTCAAGCTTAATAAATAACTCAACTATTATGGCACGGTGCAAAATATGTAAAACACCTTTTGAGCGTAGATCAATAACGCACAAATGCTGTTCACCAGAATGCGCTATTCAGTTTTGCAATCAAGAAAAAGAAAAGCGTACAAGAGTAGAGATAAAAATGCGCAGGGAAGCCATTAAAAGCAGGTCGCAATGGCTTAAAGAAGCGCAAGAAGCGTTTAACGCATATATCCGCGCAAGAGATTACGGCAAGCCGTGTATAAGCTGTAAAAAAAACACTGGCGCAAAAATGAACGCCGGGCATTATAGATCAGTTGGAGCGGCACCTGAGTTGAGGTTTAACGAACTTAATGTGCATTTACAGTGCGAACATTGCAATTCGTTTCTATCCGGTAATATCATTGAGTATAGAATAAACCTTGCAAAACAAATCGGGATTGATAACCTGGAATGGTTGGAAGGTCCGCACGAACCTGCAAAATACACGATTGAAGACGCAAAGCGTATCAAGGCAGAGTATAAGCGGAAACTTAAGGAGATTTGAGAAATGAAAGAAAAAATTTTTTATTCGATTATTTCCGTTCTTATTGCGTTAATTTTGTTTTACATCATAAGATACGAAATTACTCCAGGGGTTATAGAAACTCTTTGCCGTGATCTTGTGCGGTGCTGAAATGAACTGCCCAAAATGCAGCGCCAGGACAAAAGTGGTTAAACTCAAGCGCCACAAAGACGGCACAAAATACCGCCGCCATGCTTGTGAGTGTGGTTACAGGTTCAGCACGTTAGAAATAGTCTATACTCCAACAATCGGGAGGCCGTATGAAAGAGAAATTTTGCGCTAAGCGTTCAAAATACCGTCCAGCAGAGGGATTCGAAAAAGAGGCGTTTGGACACAGGCATATTTGCGCCGAGTGCAAGGATCGCGAATACATGGAGATAGCAGAGAAAACTCAGAAATATATAATGGAGAAGTTAATTGATGCACGCTGACATCGAGTTTATCCAGAAAACTCTAGCCGCTAATCCAACACTGACGAAGGCCCACTTCATCCGCAAGTGTTCTATCCCGGCAAAAACGGTAAATTACTGCGAAGAAGTCATGGGAATGGTGTTTGGTAGCCCAGACCAGCGAAATCGTGCTAACAGGGCAAAGCTTAGTAAAGATAGAAGATTGTCTTTGTGATTACTGCGCCATTAGCTCAATTGGATAGAGCAACTGAATTCTAGTCAGTGGGTTGAGAGTTCGAGTCTTTCATGGCGTGCCAAAAAGGAGTTATATGCCTAAATTTAAAAAGCATGTAGCGGGTGATTATGGGTGGAGCGATTGGGATACGCCAATCATGCGAGGTTACAAAATGGCGTGTTGTGATTGTGGTCTTGTTCACGATATGGAATTCCGCGTTCTTAAAGTCACCAAGGATAACGGCGATGGAACTTGGGAGTGCAAACCGCTTGATACACAAAAATACCGCATTGAATTACGGGCAAAGAGAAATACCCGATCTACAGGGCAAATAAGACGGTATAAGAAAACTGATCCGATTTGTTAACGCGGGTTTAGCTCAGTTGGTAGGGCTTCTGATTTCCAATCAGAATGTCGCGAGTTCGAGTCTCGCAATCCGCTCAAGTTAATGCCAGCATAGTTAAATGGTATAACGCCTGATTTGTAATCAGGATGCTGTAGGTTCGATTCCTACTGCTGGCACCAGATAAGAGGTTAAAATGGGAAATTCATTGTTTGGTGTGCGCGTTAAGCTATTAATTCCAGATGACGCGCCAGAGAAGGGGAAAAGCGCAAAGTTTAACGGGGAATATATTGGATACGACGGGAGCGAGGGTACGCTTTTGGGGCCGGCGTCACATAGTGCTGCATGGGTTAGGTTTGATTCTCAGAAAAACCCAAATAATTATGTTGGATGTCCGGCAAAATACCTTAAGAGGATAGAATGACAAAGAGAACGGAACTAGGAATCAATCGGAGCTTTGAAATCCTAGAAACTCTCCAGAAGTACGGCAGCATGGAACGATCCTATCTTGATGAATATCTAGGCTACGATTGCAGCAAATACCTATCGGCCCTGATCAGAAAGGGCCAAGTAACAAAAGAATGGTCTGGAAAACGTCAATCAAACGGTAACAAAATTAATATTTACACGTTTGCCAGCATGGAAGAGCAGAAAACCTACTCGAACAAGATGGAAAACACAAAAACAGACTTTGACATAGAAGAAATACATGGATATGTTAGGGGAAGCGAAAAAATCAGGATTCACCTGATGGATAGAAGCAAGCGATTAAAATCTGTGGATAACTTAAACCCTAACAAGGATTTTGGTATCCAATCTTATTACAGCATGGTGTGGCCCGAATAAGGGGATCTCATGGAATACGAGGAAGCCATACGAAGGATTGAGAATTGGGCTTACTGGTCAAGAATAGGTAATGCAAGATTAGGGTATCCACCTGTTGTAAGCTTCGCCAGGCTATACAATCCCAGCAAAGAGGATAGGGACGAGGATTATGTCCCAGAACAGCCCAGGGCAACGGTAAATGATAACGAGGCCGCGCAAACAGAGCGGTGCATCATAAATCTTTCGGACGAATCAAAGATAGTGATTGCAGCTAGGTATTTATCCACAGGGTACTTAAAAGACAATTATAAATACCTAAGAATGACCCATGATGATTACCTCTTGGCTGTTGATAAAGCCATTCGGGAATTCTGCGATATTTTCCTTGACATGAATAAAAATTTCTTATAGCATTATAACCAACGGGGGGCATTGCTCACCCTAAATTTCGGCCCAAGCATAAAAACTTGGGCTTTTTTTCGCCTATAGGAGCCAATAATGGGCTGTAAATCCAAGGGCAAGAAACCGCCGAAGAAATAAGCTATAAGTTTTATTTATCGGACAATCCAAAGGGAACCCGAAATGGCAGGAAAACCAGGAATGCACAAAAAGGTGCTAAACCCGGCCGCAGTGGAGCGCATTAGAGAGCGTATTCAAGCAGACAGAATTATCTCTAAGCTTGAAAATCATATACTTGACGGCGAAGAAATGTCAGCTAGTCAAGTGTCTGCTGCGCTAGGGCTTTTGAAGAAGCGAGTGCCCGACCTATCTGCTGTTGAAATGACAGGTGAAGACGGCGGGCCAGTTAAAACCATTTCCATGATTGAGCTAGTCAGTTTGAAGTGAAAGCCCAGGTGGCACTCCCTGAAAAGTTGATCCCGGTATTTGAAGGCCGCGCGGATGTTAGATGGTCATGCGGCGGCAGGGGGTCTGCAAAGACCAGATCATTTGCCAAGATGGCGGCTGTTCGTGGCTATATGTTCGGAAAGGCTGGGATATCAGGACAGCTTCTTTGCGCCCGTCAGTTTATGAACACCCTGGAGGACTCAAGCCTTGAGGAGTGCAAGAGGGCTATTGAGGAAGAAGAGTGGCTTTCCGAGTATTACGAGATTGGCGATAAGTACATTAAAAGCCGGGATGGTCTGGTGTGGTTTTCGTTTTCTGGCCTAGAACGAAACATTTCCAGCATCAAATCAAAAGGCAGAATACTGCTTTGCTGGGTTGACGAGGCAGAACCAGTTCCAGAGGCTTCATGGCAAATCCTTGAGCCTACATTACGGGAAGAGGGCGAAGGCTGGAGCGCCGAGCTTTGGGTTACGTGGAATCCTTCCAGAAAATCTTCACCAGTTGAATCTAGGTTCAGGAATTCAACGGACCCGCTTATTAAAGGCGTTGTTCTAAACTGGCGAGACAATCCGAAGTTCCCGGAGCGGTTGGAACGTCAGCGCCAGAGAGACATGAAAGGACGCCCTGATAGTTATTCACACATCTGGGAAGGCGATTATATGTCTATCGCCGAAGGTGCGTATTACGCTAGCGACCTAGTTAAAGCCAGATCAGAAGGAAGGATAGGCCGCGTATCTGCTGACCCGTTAATGACCATAAGGTTATTTCTGGATATCGGCGGGACAGGCGCTAAAGCTGATGCTTTTTCTATCTGGGCCGCGCAGTTCATCGGTAAAGAGATTCGGATTCTTAATTACTATGAGGCCGTTGGCCAGCCTCTAGCGTATCACTTGGATTGGATGAGGCAGAACGGATACACGCCAGAAAAGGCGCAAATCTGGTTACCTCATGACGGAAAAACTCAGGATAAAGTGTTTGATGTTTCTTACGAATCGACACTTAAAGAAGTGGGCTACACGGTCACAGTAATACCAAATCAGGGTAAAGGCGCTGCAAAACAGCGTGTAGAAGCCGGAAGAAGGCTATTTGGCTCGATGTGGTTCAATGAAGAAAAAACCAAGGGCGGACTGGATGCATTGGGCTGGTATCACGAAAAGAAAGACGAAAAGCGAGATATTGGACTTGGCCCAGATCATGACTGGTCAAGCCATGCGGCAGACGCTTTTGGCTTGATGTGCATTGCATACGAAGAACCAACATTGCCTAAAAAGAAAACATCAAGCAGGCCTAGTGCCGGTTCATGGATGGGATAAATGGATAAAGACATTCTTAAAGAAGCGAAAGAAGCATTCAAAGAGGCCGAAGAAGCCGAAAATGAAATGCGGAAAGCCGCGCTTGATGATGTCAAATTCGGGCGGCTTGGTGATCAGTGGCCTGATCATGTAAAGAATGACCGTGAAGCAGAAAAGCGCCCTTGTTTGACTATCAACAAAATGCCCGCGTTTATCCGCCAGGTGGTTAATGACGCTCGCCTTAACAAGCCGACTATTAAAACCCATCCTGTAGACGATTCGGCAGATATTGAAACATCTAGAATCCTGAATGGCCTGATCCGAAACATTGAAGTAACAAGCGATGCAGATAATGCATATATTGGCGCTCTGGATAGTGCCGTATCGTCATCGTTTGGTTATTTCAGGGTTAGCCTTGATTACGCCCATGATGATTCGTTCGATATGGATATCAGGATCGACCGTGTTGCAAACCAATTCAGCGTATACGGTGATCCTAATTCCACCACGTTAGACGGTTCTGATTGGAACAAGGCATTTGTAACAGAGCTTGTACCGGTAAAGAAGTTCAAAGAAGAATATGGCGAAGTTCAGGCTAATTTCGAAGATGGCGAAATCAGCGATTGGAGAACAGACGAATCAATCCGAAAGGCGGAGTATTGGAAGCGAGAAGAGATAGATCGCACCATCGTTATGCTTAATGATAGCTCTATTTGGGATAGAGAAGAGTACCTAAAGCGCAAGGACGTTTTTGACGTAATCGGCATTTCTGTAGTAAATGAGCGCAAAACGAAGTCATATAAAGTGACTCAGTACATCATGACAGGGGAAGAGGTATTAGAAACTAACCCCTGGCCTGGTTTGTATATCCCGATTATCCCAGTGTATGGCGAAGAGATTAACGTAGAAGGGAAAAGGCATTTCTTAAGCCTGGTTCGTTCTGCAAAAGACCCGCAACGAATGTTCAACTATTGGCGTACTGCCGCTACGGAGCTTGTTGCGCTTGCCCCCAAAACGCCGTTTATTGGACCTAAAGGCGCTTTTGTAACGGACGCGGATAAATGGGAAACGGCTAACACCAAGAGCCATCCATATATAGAATTTGATGGAAATATTCCGCCGCAGCGACAGCCTTTCGCCGGTGTTCCTGCTGGCGCAATCCAAGAGGCGCTAAACGCAAGCGATGATATGAAATCTATCATCGGCATTTATGACGCCTCGTTAGGAGCAAGAAGCAACGAGACAAGCGGAAGGGCTATTCTTGCGCGTCAACGCGAGGGTGATGTTTCCACCTTTCACTTTATTGACAATCTGAATCATTCGATGCGACATGCGGGAAGAATTCTTGTTGACCTGATCCCGAAGGTTTACGACAAGCCGCGCATTGTTCGCATACTTGGCCCGGATAATGAACCTGAGAACGTGCAAATCAATTCTTCTATCATTGACGAAGATGGCAAGGAGAGGATTTTTGATCTGTCCGCTGGAAAATATGACGTAACCATCGAAACCGGCCCAAGCTTTACAACGCAGCGCCAGGAAGCCGCTGAGCAGATGCTTGAATTCATGCGTGTTTATCCTAATGCTGGCCCATTGATGGGTGATTTGCTGGCTAAGAATATGGATTGGCCGGGTGCTGAAGAGTTATCTGAAAGACTTAAGGCCATGCTCCCACCTCAACTTAACAAAGAGCAGCAGCAGGTTCCCCCACAGATTCAACAGCAAATCGGTCAGATGCAAGAAGCCATTGATATTCTCAAGCAGCAACTTGGAAAAGCAAATTCTGACCTGATGGCCGCAAAAGGAGAAATGGCTAGCGCCGCAACAGAAGCAAGAAAAGCGCAAATTGACCTTGAAATGAAGCAGATTGACGAGCGCATGAAAAAGCTTGATGCGTCTGTGAAGATCGCCGAAATCAGAATTAAAGAGTTTGAGCTTGCTGGAAAACAGCGTGAAATGATGATGAGCGCAATGGAAAAACAAGAAGAACAAATTGAAGAGCCTGAACAAGGATTAGAGGACCAGCAGGAAAACAACCAAGGAGAATGAAATGGAAGAGCTTGACCAAGCCGCACCGGCAGTCGAGAACGAAGTACAAGAAGTAGAAACACAAGAAGTAGAACAAGGCCAAGAGGAAACCGGAGAAGATGCAGCAGGGGAGAGTCTTGAAGTCGAACAAACAGAAGAAGAAGTAGAGTATGAGGGTAATAAATACCGCGTACCCAAAGAACTGAAAGACGCCCTTCTCCGGCAGGCCGACTACACAAAGAAGACGCAAGAAGTTGCCGAAACGCGCAGGGCCATTGAGGCCGAGCGCGAGGCATTGCTTGCAAACCAGCGCGAACTAGCCCAAGCCGCAGAACGGCAAAAGGCAAACGTGCAGGTGTACGCAAAACTGACCGCGATTGACGATCAATTGCAGCAGTTCTCGCAAGTAGATTGGAACGCTCTTAACGAGCAAGACCCGATCCAGGCGCAAAAGTTGTTCATGCAGCAATCTCAACTGAGGGATGCCCGTTCTCAGTTGACTAATTATCTATCCGAGCTGGATTATCGACAGTCAATCGAGACGCAGCAAAAAATCGCGAAGCAACTCGAACAAGGCGAAGAAACCCTAGCGAAAGAGATAAAAGGGTGGTCAAAAGAGCTTAAAAGCGAATTAAAGGAATACGGGTTACAGGTCGGCTTCAGCAAGGAAGAAATGAGCCAAATCTATGACCCCAAGGCCGTTAAGCTGCTACACAAGGCTTTTATGTATGACCAATTAATTGCCAAAACGCAAAAGAAGCCAGAGCCTAAGGCTGAAGATATTAAGCCTACAAAGACCGTTACCAAGGGTACAACTTCCACAAAGACACCCGAAGAAATGAGTCCAGCAGAGTTCAATGCGTGGCGGCGAAAAATTATTGCCCAGCGTGGGCGATGACTTTTTACATTTCACTAGGAGACTCAAATGTCTAACACTTTTAAAGTAGTCGATATGGTCACTAAAGAGGCGCTTCGAATTGCACATGAGAAGCTCACCTTTATTGGCACTGTTGATCGTCAATATGACGATTCTTTCAAACAAACCGGCGCTAAACACGGCTCTACTCTGCGTGTTCGTGAGCCTAACCGCTACACTCGCCGCCAAGGTTCGCGTGTAATGGATGTTCAGGATCAAAGCGAAAGCACACAGACCATTACTGTAGCGACTCAGGACGGCGTTGACATGAAGTTCAACAGCGCCGAACTGATTCAATCGGTGAATTCTGGTGCGGCTTTCGATGATCTGTCCAAGAACTACATTGAACCCGCTGTCGCTACTCTGGTGTCCGGTATCGAGGCTGATTTTATGGCTTACGCTACCAAAGCAACCTACCAGGTTGCCGGTAGTGCTGGCACCGCTGTGACCTCTCTGGATGCGCTAGTCAAGGCCCGCTCGAAGCTGAATCAATCCCTGGCACCTAAGGATCGTCGTAACGTTCAGATGGATTCTGTAACGATGGGCAGCCTGGTTAATGGCGTTGCGGCTTATTTTGCACCAACTAACGCAATCTCTGATCAGTACAAGGAAGGCATGGTTAAGCGTACTGCCATGGCTGACTTCTACGAAAATGAGCGCGTTTGGACGCTGACGAACGGCAATGATATTACCGGCACTACTGACGCCGCCGCTCAAGTTACAGATGGCGGAACCACTGTCGATATGGCCGACACCATTACCACTGCGGCAGTTGGTTCTGTGTTCACCATTGCCGGTGTATATGATTGTCACCCAGAAACCAAGGCGGCCTATGCTCACCTGAAGCAGTTTACGGTTACAGCAAATGCTTCTGGAGTGTGTACCGTTTCCCCGGCAACGATCCTTACCGGGGCCAAGAAAAACGTATGCTCTTCCACTGGCGCAGACTTGGCCACCACGGACTTCAACAGCAAGGCGCTGACTTTTGTCGGGTCGGCTTCGA